ATAACGAATGGGGTCCAATAAAGGCGAATATTTCACAAACATAGGAACATTCGTCGTATTTCCAGCGTCATCTCCAATCACCGTCTCTAAATGGTTTAGAGATGTAGTAGACAGATTGTCATTACGGGTTGTTTCTCCCATAATGTGTGTAGGGTGTTCGATAATATTCTGTAAATAATACTTTTGGTTCAACTGAATACCGTTGTAGTTTGTCTCGTTGATATCAAAAAATCGGGTATAAATAGGAATATAATTTTGAATATCATACAACTTTGCGGATTCAATCCGATCCGGTGTATATTTATGTTTTCGGTAATGTATTTGAAATTTCGGTGTAGTGGTTGTCGTAGTCATTTCTCCTAAAATACAATAATATGATTGATCGATAGAAGTTTTATATCGGTTTTAAACGGGCGGCGTCGATTCATACTTCGTATAAAATGTCGTAAAAAAATATCCGTTGTTTGTATCAACAATAGGTATAGCATATGAATTTAGAGCTCGCGAAATTCGATATGAAGGCCATCAGCTTTCGCCCCGATGAAAATAAGGGTCCCGTTATCGTTCTCATCGGACGTCGTGATACCGGTAAAAGTTTCCTCGTTCAGGACTTGATGTTTCACCACCAAGATATTCCGATTGGAACCGTCATCTCCGGCACTGAGGCAGGCAACGGTTTTTTCGCCGCCCATGTGCCAAAACTATTCATCCATGATGCGTATAATACCGCCATTATTGAGAATATTCTCAAGCGCCAAAAAGCAGTCCTAAAACAAGTGAAAAAGGAAATGGATACGTATAAAAAGTCATCCATCGACCCAAGGACGTTCGTTGTTTTGGATGATTGCTTGTATGATAACAAATGGACGAAGGACGTGATGATGCGCCTCCTCTTCATGAACGGCCGTCATTGGAAGATCATGTTAGTCATCACAATGCAATATCCCCTTGGTATCCCTCCAAATCTCCGCACGAATATCGACTACGTTTTTATCCTCCGCGAGCCATATATTGCGAATCGTAAGCGAATCTACGACAATTATGCGGGTATGTTCCCCACTTTTGAGAGCTTTTGTCAGGTCATGGATCAGTGCACCGAGAATTATGAGTGTTTGGTCATCAATAATAACGCGAAATCGAATAAATTACAAGACCAAATCTTCTGGTATAAGGCACAACAGCACGGGCCATTCAAGCTCGGCAGTAAAGAGTTCTGGGAAATATCGAAGAATCTCGGTTCTGACGACGAAGGAGAGCAGTCGTATGACCCTAATGCTGCGAAAAATAGCAAGGGACCGAAGATAAATGTGAAGAAGAGTAAGTGGTGAGGGAAAGTTGCTCCCCTTTTCGGAGGAGCAAGATGGCGAAATTAGCATTTTAACCCTATTTATGGAATCTTGCTCTCGGCGATACGAGAGCAAGATTTAAGTCTAACTAGTTTTTGAATATTGGTTTCGCATATTTGTTTTCGCATCACGAAAACAACTTAAAGACATCCGTATATACATAGTATAACATACGCTCATAACGATGTCCTCCTCTGCTTCTGCCTCCGCTGCTTCTTCGGCGACCCTCAACATTGTTGATCTCATCGATAAAAACCCGATTACAAAGTTGTCTCAAAAATACAACAATCTTCTTCTTGCGAAACTTCAAGAAAACTTCAGCACATTCGAGCAGCAATTGTTTGTTGCTAGTTTTTATTGTTACCTCAATTATGATAAGAATACAGATTTTGTCGTTGATTTGGACCACGTTTGGAAATGGTTGGGATTTAGTCAAAAGGCGCACGTAAAACCGATGGTTGAATCCAACTTCAAACTTGATGTTGATTATAAAATTGTCACATCATCCGAAACCGATGAAGACCAACTACCTCACTCACCAGACAAATCCGGTTCAGACAAACCCAAAAAACACGGCGGTCATAATAAGCAAACCATCAAACTCACCATTCGATGCTTCAAACTTCTCTGCCTGAAAGCACAAACCAAAAAAGCCGGTGAAATCCATGACTATTATTTGCGTTTGGAAGAAACATTGCATCAAATCCTTGACACTGAGACCAGCGAACTCCGCGCACAACTCGAACAATCCGCCGCCCAACTCAAACAAAAGAACGAAGTCATCTCCACCCTCAACCAAGCCACCATCACCCTCAACCAAGAAAAGAAGCGTGCCGTCGAAAAAACTCTTATCAGCCAATTTCCTGTGAATACTCAAACCATTTACTTCGGCACCATCGACAACACCAACGCCGAAAATGAGAAACTCATCAAGTTTGGCCACACCAACAACCTCGCCACCCGCGTTGCCGACCATCATAAGAAATACACGAACTTCATCCTCGCCGCAGCATTTAGAGTCCATAACAAAGTCGAAATTGAGAACTACATCAAAGATCATCCAAAAATCAAGCGCCAACTTCGCACGATTGAAGTCGGCGGTAAAAACAAAACCGAAATCATCGCATATGATAACACCAATTTCACAATTGCCCGCTTGACAAAACATATCGAGGATATCATCCACTCAAGAATGTATAATGTGGAAAATTTCAACAAACTGCTTCAGCGAAACGAAGAATTGGAAGCCGAAAATGCGAAACTCGCCAGCGACCTTGAATCAAAAAAGAAGACGATCCACGAACTCACTCTAGCAAACAACGAACTCAACGAGAAGACCGCACAACAAACCCAGGCACTCCAAGTCGTCGCAAGCGAAAATGAATCACCCTTCACCCAGCATATTCTTCTTCCTGAGAATGAAATGACGAAAAAGTTCGACGAGTTCGTCGCGACATGCTGTATTGTGCGCCCCGATGTCGAAGAAGAGTCGGTGAATCTTGAAGGTCGCTTCCGTCTTTGGTCGCATACGAAACCAGCGAAAGAAACCTTCCACGCGTTGAAACATTATATGGACGTGAAATTCAAACCCAAGCGTATCCAAAATATTCATGGCTACCAAGGTATCAAATTGAAAACGGTGGAATATAAGAAAATGATTTCAAATCCCGCTGAAAACCCAGAGCAATATAATGTCGAGACCTTTTTATTCGAATGCTGTAAATTCTCCGACACAGGAAAAATCCTGAATTCTGTGTTATTGAAGGAATATCAAAAATGGAAACTTAATATAGGGAAGACGGTAAGTGAAAACGACATGAAGAACCTGAAGACATACCTAAATGCGTGCCCGAATACTCTGAAAGCGACTGTATGGAGTCAAAATTGCGGCAATGAAGGCCATTACGGTCTCGCTCTGAAAGCGTGTTATTACACGATGACACAAGCCGTTATTCAAGGACAGGCCAATCCGGTGATTAGTGTCCAAATTTCAACCACAGGTAAAAAGGTAGAAAAGAAGCTAGTGGGATCCAACGAGGTCTTGAAAACATGGGATACGATTGCCAAAGCAGCCGCCGCTGAAGGCTTCTCCGCCGCGAAAATGAGCCGCAGCGTGAAAGACAAGACCGTCTTCAAAGATTATTATTACTGTGTCGCACAGTCAGTATAACCTGACACAGTAATAATCGATTTTTTGTTCTTAGTGAACTAATTCAAATACTAATCAACGTTGTCCATCTCCTTCGCCTCCGGCGCACCCGACGAGGACAACCGCGACAACCCGTGATCGCTATTCTTATCCATGACGACATCCTCGCCCTCGAACAGCTCCTTGCGCATCTCCTCGACAGTCATCGAGAGAGACGATGAATCATCACCAGCATTCCAGATACCGCCACCGACACTCTCGATCGCATCGCCCGCACTCGCTCCGCTGCTGACGCTGTCCTTCGGCTTCGCATCCACCAACGTCTCGCCATCCTTCGCCAACATCTGCGTGAGTTTGTTCCCACTCTCCTTCGCCAACTTGATATTCTCCTGAATCGCCTTCGCCTTCGTCTCCTTCACACGCTTATCGAACTCGGTCTTCGCCTGTTCCTCATTCTTCTTCTTCTCCGCCATCAACTGGTTCAGGGTCTCCTCCATATATTCGACTCGTCCAGTCTTATATGCGTCAGGGTGAAACGGCACCCACATACCGACGGGTCCGACGAAAACATCATGGTTCGGATCCACCTCGCGCAACATCTGGCAACGCAACTCGGCCTCTTTCTGAGAGCCAAATACACCGCGCACCTTCAAACCACGAACCGACGTCTGGAAGTTATGCTTTTCGTTAAACTCCGCCTCTAGGTCGTCCTCATGCTTGTCCAAAAATGTCTTGTATTCATCATAGATATTCGTTTTTTGAAGGACATCCTTCTCTTCTTTAGCGAATTCTTGAAAATCGGCAGACATCTTGTCAAAACTGACATGATACTTAAACGAGACAAAATTAAGGAACTGAATAAACTTCTCCATCGACTTCTGATAATCCCAATAATGAAGGAATTTCTCGAAGAAGAACTGGTCCTTTTGCTTCAAAATGTGTTCTGGTGAAACGAAAGAGAGACACGCAAATTTCTGTCCAGCGATAGGCTTATCCTCCTCAAGGAGATCTATGTATTTCGGATTCACTTGACCGTTTTTAGTATGTTTTAATTCTACGCCAGATGGGGGGTGTGAATGCGATGACATTTTCTGACAACAAGGAATTATAATATAGTATGACATAGTTGTTTAAGTGAATTTAACGCATTTGTTTATTAACGTATATTTATCTATATCGGGAATATTAATTTCTTATCAGTATTTATAATAAATCATCCAAATGTCCGGTGTTTTTGATTTAGGCGAACTCGTGAAGAGAACCATTAAGTATTTGGTCGAAGGTGTCATGGTCGCCATCGCCGCCTACGCCATCCCTAAACGCAGCCTTTCTTTCGATGAGGTCGCGTTGATCGCTCTTACTGCCGCTGCCACCTTCAGCATTCTGGACACTTATGTTCCCAGCCTTGCTGTTTCTGCGAGAACCGGTGCTGGCTTCGGTATCGGTGCCAACCTCGTCGGTTTCCCCACCCCTCTCCGCGTATAAATAACGCCGCACGCAACGAAATCGCCAATTCGCACATATAATATATGCTTCAAGTAGTATATATTATAATAATGATTGTAATACCCGAATGGAATGAATTTCGGAAATGGGTCGGGCTACCTCCGCCTAAAAAAGAAAGCGCCGCGGTCATGGAACTGAGAGAAAGATTTAGTAACTATCATTACAAGATCGTAGAACAAGATCCTGACAATTTTCGCATCTTTGTCGCATTATTGATTACGTATATTATTGTTCTTCTTGTCCAACCTACACGATACTACTGGTGGTATCCATCTTTCAATCTCTCGATACCCGGAATCGGAAACGCATTTCCAGACAGCCGCGGAGAGGTGAATATTGTTGTTACAGAATATATTATGAAGCGTATGCCGAGTGATGTCGCGTTTTTTCGTATGACCGACATGAATCCAGCCGCCGCTTTTACGAATGTAATCAAACCCGACGAAATGACGGTGGAAGAAATGGACAAAATCATGACAAGCACTCGAGTCATTTTTGTGATTAAAATGTTGAAATGGAAATATAATCGCGCTCGCCCCGCACAAATCGCACCTGAACTCATCAACGAAAAAAATGGGACGCTGCTTCATTCCGATTCGGCGGCAACACCCGCATACCCGTCAGGCCACGCAGTTCAGGCGTATTATCTAGCAAAAATACTCGCTCGACGATTTCCCGCGAAAACACAGGCCGTCATGGAAATTGCGACGAAATGTGCGAATATTCGTATCATGGCGGGTCATCATTATCCGAGTGATCGCGATTTTGGGTGGTGGGTCGTAGATCGATATTTAACGGATGACTGACGGTTAGGTTTAGCGGCGCGGGGGTGGCGGCCTCTTTTTCACCAAATCGGTCATCATTCTCTCGTAATTTACATCTTGTTTCTCGATGTCGCTATATCCTGGACGTTGAATGACGCATATCGGTGTAATCAAATACCATCGATCCACTCGTTGAAGACGTTTCCAATACATATCACATGCGAACTCCAGTTTGTTGTGTGGATTTGCGGTAAGACCGGCGAGAGCTTCTTCAAAATTTTGAATCAACGTGTCATAATACCGACTACATACGAGGTAACATGTGGCGACTTGACAATTCGCAACCCGAAAACAATCCGGTTCTTCTATTTTAAATGGCGGGAAATTATTGCCAGATAATAAAAGAACATCCCATTCATCTCGAAACCGCGAAAGAAACGAATTTACTTGATGAACTAATACTTCTGGATGAATGAAAAACGCGTCATCTTCGAAAATAAGAACATGGTCCCACCCGTTTTTTTTCGCGATACGCAAACACTCGAGATGACTCATCGAACAACCGATTGCGCCATGTTCATGATAGATTGCGGAGAAACGCGCAATCGGATAGAATGAATAGTCGGAGGGGTCACGTGAATGAAGCTCTTCCATCTGTGTTTCGAATATCATACGGCGGTCGGTGCGAATATCGAGATTGATGTAAATCGCGTTTTTAATATCGGAAAAACTGCGCAACATAATGGGAATATTACATTACTAGTGTGCTTTTTATTTATCTTATTTTTATTACACATATTCATAAAAATAAGAGATTCACTTCAAAACAAATATTCATCTGTAATTACTGAAAATAGAGATGGGCAAATGATTCAATAAATGTTCTTTGTATTTGTAAGCTACTTTATGAAAAATTCGCCCTAACATTTCATTCCATTCAATCGGATAACCTATATAATCATCAGCATTATTACCTTGTTCTTGCGGATGCGTTGCGGGGAAACGTTTTAATCGCTCCAACCTCGTATCTAATAATGCTATCATTTCATTATACCACTCAGTTGTTAATTTTGTTTGTGGTTTGCATATATAAGCACCATTACCGATTAACTCCCTCCATTTATCTGTTACTGGACCATATGCGACACCATGCGACACCTCCGGATAACCAGATATCCATTTATCGTCAGTTGAGTTCAGTTCTTTGAACGCGTGAATCCAAGAGCCGGTTGTTTGTTTTATGTCAGAATATCCTCCTCCATGAAAGTGCATGAAATATGTTCTCAAATAATCGGCCTTGTGTGTCAGCGATAAATATTCATACGCTGGATGAAGGGGATGGTCTGGTAATATATAATTTTGTAAATTAGAAGGATCTACTAAAATCACATTACATCCGCATGTTTGTTTTAATTGGTTCAAACAGCGTTTTCTGTTTTCTGTGAGTTCGTTCGTTCCTGTCCAAAAACAATAAATGTTCATAGTATATTTATATATATATTATTTATTCTTTATATTATATTACATTAACAAATACAAACTTAAAATAATTACATCATATTGATTTATAATATAATGCTAACGATAACAATCATGGGTGGGTTGGGAAACCAGCTTTTCCAAATATTTACTACGATTGCCGGCGCACTACGTAACAATGATACGTTTTTTTTTATGAATTATGAAGTGTTGCCTGGTAATCCTGGTCACCCAAGATATACACACTGGAGCACCTTACTACGAGGACTTCGTAAATATCTTACACCAAGTAACGGCGTAACAGACAAGATGTTTCAGTCTTTGCCCCGATGGGATGAAATCGGGTTTCAATATACACCTATTCCATCCGAAACGGTGAAATATACCAAACCTCTTCGTCTTCATGGCTACTTTCAAAGTGAGAAATATTTCAAGGATAAATACACCGAAATATGTGATATGATACAGCTTCGTGAGCAACAAGCATGGATAAAAAATATCTACGGAAGTGAAGAATGGAGTTGCGATTATCCGGGAAGTCCGACGAAAAAACGTATTCTTGTAAGCACACACTTTCGAATCGGTGATTCTGTTCAGAATTTACATATTCATCCGGTAATGTCTCTCGACTATTATTATAACGCGATATCACATATCGTAACGGCAACCACAACAACTACCACGAATCCCGAGAGTTATTCGTTTCTGATATTTTACGAACCGTGTGATAAATCGATTGTCGAGAGAAATGTTATGTTGTTGAAACATAGATTCGCAGCCGATAAATCAAGCGTAACGTATGGCCGCGATATTCAATTTCATATGGTGAGAGATACAATCGCGGATTGGCAACAAATGTTACTTATGAGTGTATGTGATCATAATATTATCCCGAATAGCACCTTTAGTTGGTGGGGTGCGTATTTCAACGCAAATCCTGCGAAAATAGTTTGTTATCCGAATATCTGGTTTGGACCAGGAGTATCACATGACACACGAGATTTGTGTCCGGAATCATGGGTGAAGATGGAAACGATCACTACGATTACGGGAGTTTGAGAATAATAGTGCGAGAGAATAATCTATATTATATTTGTTTATATTATACATTATCATATCATCTGTCAGACAATTCATTATGACAACACATCAATATACGGATGCTCTCTCGAATGAAAGTATCGAATGGTTGGTTTCGCGTCAAGAAGTCCGAGAGGCAAAAGCGCGGATTCAAGCAAGAGCGGCGATGACCGCGACAAACATCAGCGAATATTTAACAATTCCTTTAACACCTACAATCCGTTCAGAATTATTTGAAGCGATGGGACTTCAATTATCCGCCAACGTCATGACAATTCCGATGCGATGGATCGTCGGTGATACACCTCCTCATGATGACCGCGGTGCGGGATCATTTTCAAATACTTATTTAGTATACTTGACAAGTAGTCTAGGGAATCTTGTCGTAGACGGCGTCCCTTATCCGATTCAACGCGGTTACGGTTATGTTTTTTCGGAGGGACTCTCTCATGAAACGGTAGGGACGACCACACCGCGTCTTTTGCTAGGTCCGATGAGCGAGACAGGATTCGCGGTAGGAGCATCAGGTATTTACTTACCTGGCGGAACAACCGTATATATCCGCCAGGCGGCGGTAGGTCAAATCGTAGAATACAGCATCGACCAATCATCATGGAGTCAAGTATATTGGCCATCGTATCTTAACAATACAAATACCGCAGCTGGTGTATTAACCATCGAATTTATTACAGACATAACGATCGATATGACCATCGGTGCCAACAGCGGTTATTTTATGGTGAGTTCGGAAAATATCCAAATAGGTTCTCGCATCCTTAAATCAGACGGAACACGTCCGATCATTACGATAAATGGTATCACGAATTACGCCGGGTTCATTCAAAATGGAACGGGCGGCGGCGGCGGGACAAACGGATACAATAATATCTACGTGATGAATCTAGAAATTCGCGCACTCGGCGGCGCACATCTCATAAATGGCGGCGGGTGGTTCGGTCAGGGACATTTCGGGAATAATACGACCGCTTCTAGTAATGTTATCATGAACTGTCATTCAAATGGACCGATAAGTAATAACAGCGGTGGTATCGTAGGTCATTATTGCGGACCTCTAAAGTGTGTAGGTTGCTCTTCGGTCGGCGCAATCGACCAACATGCTGGCGGTATCATCGGAAGCCATTCTCCGGCGTCGGCCGGCACACTTCGATGCGAATCATGTTGGACAACCGGCGCAATCGGGCATTTTGCCGGCGGGATAACCGGCGAGTCAAGTGGAACCGCGGTTGTCATCTATTGTTACTCAACCGGTGTGATTAGCGAAAACGCGGGAGGAATATCAGGTCATTTAACCGGCGGGACAGGCGGGGGTGCTTATGCTGTGAGCGAATGTTATAGCATAGGAACGATAAATGACCTCGGCGGGGGTATAATTGGTAGTGATTCGGGTGCCGTGACTATTGCCAACTGTTATTCACTCGGCGCGATTTTAGCAACCGGCGGTGGCATTCTCGGTAGGGTTCCGGGCTCAAATTCCACGAATAAAAGCATCACGAATTGTTATACAACAGGGACAACTGCCCACGCTCATAGTTATATTGTCGCCGGTTATACGAACGTAAATACCAATCTCACGGTTCATACAGGGACAATCACGCTCGCGAATAATTACTCCGAAGCGGCGAATGCGAGTTCTGGGTGGAGTAATACCCGCGCAAATACGGTGCTTACCGGTGTTCCAGCTTCATCGAATGCGCCTGTCGGCGCGAAATGGGTATATGCTGGTATGAACACACCCTATGAGCTTTATATGATGGGGCATACACCATATACACGCGCTGTTATAAATGGCGCAGCGACATCTCCCGCAATCGTGCGCTTATTTGCCTCCTCCGCCGCGGCTGGAACTTCGACTGTGGCGGCGTTGATCACCACCGGTCGGTCGTATTCGATTCTACAAATCGCGGGCAGCAGCGGGTCAGTCGGTTCTTATCCCACGATTACGATGAACGCCACGACTGGCGCACTCGGAACAACTCGAGATACGGCGACGGGGATATATACGATAACACTACGCAATAACGGGAGTTATCATATTACAGTATATGAATTGACGGTGACAGAGGCGGTCGCACAGCCGTATAATCCTTGCCGTTTTTTCAGTCTATTCACCAATAACGCCCAAGTATTTTATAAATCACATAGTCTCGCGAGTGGCGGGGTGGGGACAGTCCGTAATTACAGGCGAAAGGCGAGGCGGACATAGGGTCGGGCACGCAGATCCAGTTCATGATGACGTATTCACGGCGTCGGTATAAACTCCCAATCAAATTCCAGACATATCTGTTTCCATATCTGGTCTTGTTCTATGCGTTTCTCTCGATCTTTCAACATCGGAAAAAATGGCAGGAATTCGGTTCGTCCAAGCAGCTCACATAACTTATACACCGTATAATAATAATTCAGGAAATTCACGCGGTCATCGGGACAAAACTTCGCATACGGTCCTTGTATTTCCATAAAAAGATTACACAATCGCTCTTCCAAATCAGGCGTCATCACCGGCGGCTTAATCCCAAGCTTATCTTTAATAAATGGTATATGCTCGTAGTATTTATTAAACCCGAGTTTCTTCATGATTTCTTTCGCTTTCTTATCCGTGAATTGAGAGATTTCGATTCGCTCTTTCTTGATTTGCTGTTTAATGCTTTCAAGCACATGTTCGGGTATCGACGTCGTTTCCTTCGCCTGAAATTGCGCAAGAATCTCGCGGAAGTGATTAATGCGTTTATACGCGTAAAAACACGCCTCTTTAGGTGGCTCTTTATATGATGGTTTCTCATTATCGATTAAGAAAACGACTTGTTTAGAGCATTTATTACATACCATAATCCCTTCACTTTCAATCGGAATCATCTCGCCTTGACGACAAAACTGACATATATCCGTGGAATAGACATATTTAGAAACGTCCATATAATTCTGGTCGATACTCGACATATATTTTTCCACATTATTATGCTGATTTTTGAAGAGTTCTTCTGTTTTCTTCGCTTCAGGAAGGTTGAAGAACGCATTTAGGGATTTTGTTTTCATCGAACCGCCGCTCGTGATTGTTTTTTTGGTTTCGAAATATTCGAAGATATACTCACTATTATTTAGGTAATAATTCTTATAGTCTTGTTGATGCTTTTTTATCGTGGCGGTAATTTCTTTGATTCGGTCTCGGATTTCAAGACACTCTTCGAGAGTTGATTTAGGTTTATTCGCATGTTTATCTTCTGTTTTTTGTTCTTGTTCTTGTTCTTGTTCTTCAAGACTATCGTTGTTTTCTGGTTTATCATCGTTATCGTCGGGAATGCTATTACATACATGAGATGTTCCGCCGCCATTTTTTAGAATACGCAAACGTTCTTTTAGGGAGTTTCTTTCATTTTCTAATTCAGGAATAATTGTATCTTGTATATATTGAAACTCGCCTTGTAATTCTTTATGTTTGCTATCAAGCGTTGTTATACTTCGCTCGTCCAAAACAATCTTTTTAGGTGGTTTATACTTAAATAATGACATAATAGCCACCTCTCTGCCGCCACCGTCGTTGTATACGTAAGTTTAGCAATTTTTGTTTAATTCGTATTTCTATTATTTTTTGCGGAATTGTGTCAATTTCCGCGATTTTTTTTCTTTTTGAATAGTATAACAAGCATTTTATAATGGGTGGAGGACTTATGCAACTGGTCGCCTATGGCGCCCAAGACGTTTACCTTACTGGTAACCCCCAGATCACTTTCTGGAAGGTTAGCTACAAGCGTCACACCAACTTCGCCATGGAGTCTATCGAGCAGACTTTTAACGGCCAGGCTGACTTCGGTCGCCGTGTGACCTGCACCATCTCTCGTAATGGTGATTTGGCTTACCGCACCTACCTTCAGGTTACTCTCCCCGAGATTAGCCAGGCTTTGAAGAACACCTCCGGTTCCACTGGCGTCTATGCCCGTTGGCTTGACTTCCCCGGTGAACAGCTCATCTCTCAGGTTGAGGTTGAGATCGGTGGCCAGCGTATCGATCGCCAATACGGTGACTGGATGCACATCTGGAACCAGCTTACCATGTCCACCGAGCAGCAGCGTGGCTACTTCAAGATGATCGGCAACACCACCCAGCTGACCTTCATCACCGACCCCTCCTTCAACGACATCGATGGTCCTTGCGACGCCAACGCTCCTCGTCAGGTTTGCGCTCCCCGTAACGCTCTCCCCGAGACCACCCTCTATGTCCCCCTTCAGTTCTGGTTCTGCCGCAACCCCGGTCTGGCCCTTCCCCTCATCGCTCTTCAGTACCACGAGGTCAAGATC